AACACTCACCAATTATTGGTTGGGCTTATGATGGAAATCCAATCTATGGACCATATGCATACACTGATCCATATGATTCCGACTCAACAATTAAGACTCTTGATTCTGGATATACGCTTTCCACTTCGAATGTTGTTGATAGACCATCAGGATTTTCAAATGGATTCTTTGTCGAAGACTATACGTACGACAACTCTGGCGACTTAGACCAATATAACGGAAGATATGGCAAGACTCCAGACTTCCCTAATGGCGTCTATGCATATTTTGCAACGTTAGACTCGTCATTGGACGCAGAGTTCCCATACTTTGTTGGAGATACCTACAGAAACATTCCACTGGTTCAAGATGTAAATCAAGATTTTGATTTCAATAACTCTAATCTGACGAGAAACACACTTCCATACAATGTAGCAGAACCATTCTCTGACAACGATTTCATTTCCGAACCCAATGAAATCCTTACTCAAACAGCAACTATTGAGTCAACCGCAAGAGGAAGAGTTACTCAACTGATTATCAATCAGGCAGGTTCTGGATATGCTGTTGGCGATGTAGTAAACTTTGATAATACTGGCACTGACGGTTGTTGTTTGACTTCTGATATTAAAACTGTTACAGGAAAAACCATCTCTGATGTAACATCTACTACAGTTTCTTTCCCAGCAACCAAACTTATCTGGGAAGATGATAACAAACTGTCACTGCATGTAAGTCCCATCAACACCTTGGTTGATGGCGATAGCGTATTCATTTCTGGTCTGACAACTGATATTCAGGGTATCAGTGGTCTCTCTAAGTCTCATAAGATTGGTATTAAGAGTGATACCACTTCTGTGATGAAGGAGATTTCAACAAACGCAACTGCTGGAGTTGTAACTGATATCTATGTCTCCAGAATACCTTCTATTGTATCTGTAGGATCTTCAATAGGCATTGGAACAGAGATATTCTCCGTTCTTAATGTATTCCCCCAAAATAAAGTTCTAAGGGTCTCCAGAGGCGTTACAGGCACCGCTCACACGGTATCTACTGAAGCTTCAGTATTCGATGGAAAACTTACACTGAACTTCAGTACACAATACTTTAATTCCAAACTTGACGATAAAGTATACTTCAATCCAACACAATCTGTTGGTATTGGAACAACAACTGGTATATCTGTATCCAAGAGTTACTCGATTGGCGATCTCACATCTACAATCTCCGTTCCAACTCAGAGCATTTATCTTCCAAATCATCCCTTCAAGACTTCACAAGAAGTTTCCTTTACAAGGGAGAGTGGTTCAAACACACTTTCAGTATCAGATACTGAAACGAGTTCGCCTTTCAACTTACATTCTGGTTCAGATACTCAAACTGTATATGTAATCAGTAAGTCTAAAGATTATATCGGTTTAGCAACTGAGGTTGGTCTCACTACAAGCACTGATGGATTGTACTTCAGATCCTTCACCGCAAATGGAGATTCTGATGATTACAAATATGCATTTGAGTCAAACTTTACACAAGTTACTGGTGAAGTTAAGAAAGTAAGTACAACAGTTTCTGTTGGTTCTTCTCACTTAATGAATAATGGAGATTCTATCACTCTGACTGTAGAACCTAACCAATCAGTTGGTGTTGGAACTTCAACTGGAATTGTCGTTAAGTATAATTCCACATTCGAAAAACTGTTGGTAAATCCAGTCGGATTTAATTCAACTGGAGTAAGCACAACTGCAAATACGATTACTCTCACATCACATAACTTTGAAACTGGCGATAAAGTATTCTACAATTCGACAGATACTCTTATCTCTGGTCTGACTACTGGAGCGTACTTTGTTTATAGAGTAGATAGTGACAATATTAAACTGTCAAATACTAAGTTCTCTGCAGAAAGTCTTCCCCCAACTGTTGTAAGTTTTGCTTCAACTGGTGGCGCAAGTCAAGAGTTGTCTAAGATCAATCCAAAGATCGAAGTTATCAGAAATAATAACCTAGTCTTTGACGTATCTGATACTTCACTTAATGGATTCAACTTCAAGATATTCAAGGACAAAGACTTCTACAACGAGTTGGTTTCTACTGGATCTACCACTACATTTAGTGTAACTGGGTTTGGTACAGTTGGTGTTACCACTAATGCTACAGTTACATTGGATTATAGTGAAGGGTTGTCAACAAGACTTTATTATGCTTTAGAAAAGGGTGGATACATTAGCACGTCTGATACTGAAGTATCCAGTAATGCGGAGATTGCTTTTGTAGATAGTGCTTACAATGGTTCCTATAAAATCTCTGGCATAACTTCAAATACATTTAATATTTCACTTTCATCTATCCCAGAAGTATCAAATTATACTTCAAGCAATACCGAGACTCTGAAGTATTCATCTTCTTCTCCAACTGCTCGTGGTGGTGTAGATTCACTGAAAGTTATTTCTTCTGGTAATAACTACAAGAAACTTCCAAAGTTTGTAAATATCACCTCTGCTGCAGGTGTAAATGCTGATATCATTCCACAATCTACAGAAATCGGTAGAATCAATGAAGTCACTATCATCGATCAAGGTTTTGATTTCTCTGCAGATAAGACTCTGAACCCAGAGGTTTATATCTCACCTATCGTCAATGTTATCAACAAGAATACTATTTCTGGTATCAGTATTGTATCTGGAGGTTCAAATTATACAACAGCACCAGATCTCGTTATCGTAAATCCAGATAATGGAACTGCTTACGATACTGGTTTCTTAGAGGCAGAACTTCAAGGTTCATCTATTGCTAGTGTTTCAATCCAGGAAACTCCTAAGGGACTGTCGGAAACTGTCAACAAAGTATATGCTATCAACAACAGCAATGGTGTTGCAATAAGCACGATCAGATCGTCTTCTTCTGGAATTGTAACTTGTACTCTCGTAACACCTCTCACTGGGTTCAGCACGGATGTATTTAGTGTCGGTGAAGAAATCTTTGTTGAAGGAATTCAAAAGTACGGTACTGATGGCGAAGGATTCAACTCTGAAGACCATGAGTATAATTTCTTCACCGTAACTTCATATACTAATACAAACCCCGCTATTGTAGCATTTGATATTTCAGACTTCACCTCAAATGCAGGTATTGCAGTAACGAATCAGAATTCTTTTGCTTCTATCATTAGCAAGTCGAACTATCCTGTATTTACAGTAACTCAGACAAAGAATAACTTTATTGTTGGCGAAACTTTATACACCAAGAATGGTTCCACTTATACTGAAAGAGATTTGGTTATTACTGAAGATAGTGAAGACTTTATCAAGGTATATGGAACATACACACTTGAAGAAGGTGACGTTATCCTTGGAAAGGATTCTGGAACATTAGCAACCGTCAATACAACCACTGAAAATAGAGCTATATTCAGAGTAGACTATTCACTCAGAAAAGATATCGGATGGGCTGACGATGTTGGTAAACTCAATGAAGATTATCAGGTAACTCCAGATAACGACTACTATCAGAATCTCTCTTACACAATCAAGAGTCCAATTGAGTGGGAAGATCTTGTAACGCCTGTTAATAGACTCCTCCACACATCCGGTCTCAAGAACTTTGCAGATACTGGTATAACCAGCACAGCAAGTGTATCTGGAGCATCTACTGCATCAACTACTCCTCAGTCTGCAAGTAGTTTGGCATTGCTTGATATTATTGAGAGTAAGAGAGTTGACACTATCAACAACTTTGATAGAGTCATTGATCTTGAAGTTGAGTCTAATAAGTCTAAGTTCCTCAAGTTTGAGAATATCAAACTTTCAGACTACATCAAATGCCTGACAAACAGAGTACTGGAAATAGACCAGATAAATGATGAGTTCCTCAGTGGAAGAAGTGGCAGTGATCTGTTTGTTGACGTTGACGAATACAATGTTGCTGACGGATATAGTCGTTTCTTGGTTCAGATTTCAAATCCAAGTTCAGATGATCCAGATAGACAAACAATCGAACTTGTTACCTTACCTTCACCAGACGGAAATATTTTAACACTCGAAAAGGGCACTGTTGTCAGTGAAAATGAAGATCTTGGAGAGATTCGTGGATTCATTGGTCCAGATGATGGTCTGAGTCTGAGATTCACTCCAACCGATAGTTTCGATTCTGATTACGATATTAAAGTAATCAAGAATAACTTCTCTTCAACCCTTGCTGGTGTTGGAACACAGTCTATCGGATTTATCAATCTCACTGGTTCAAACGTATCCGTATCTTCTGGAACTACAGAATCTATTATTAGTGCAAATGTTTCTTCAACCGAAGCATTCTTTGCTAATGTAGAGGTTAGAAATACTGCAAACAATGAAAGAAATTATGTTGAAATTTATGTAGATCATGATGGAACTGACACCTACATTTCGGAATATTTCTTCGATAATGCTGATACATATCAGACTTCTGGAAACTTTATCGGATCATTTGCTGCCAATATTGATTCTGGCGTTCTTTCTATTGACTTCACTAACGACGAGTCTGATACTGTATTCATTCGCTCTAAGATCGTTGGCTTTGGAACCACTGCTTCGGGCATTGGAACTTACAGATTTGCAGCAACAGGTCAACCTGCAGATAGTGTAAGAAGTGCAAGAATTCAAAGTAACTTTGTAGTTGCTTCTGGAGTATCTACAGTATTCACAGTATCGTCTTCCGATGTTACTTCTATCAAGTCTATTGCAAAAGTAAGTTATGGAAGCACCAGTGCGCTGCACCAGATGCTGATAACTCACGATGGAACAGATTCATATCTGGTCCAGTATCCATTCCTTGCTGTAGAAAATACAACAGGAATCGGAACATTTGGTTCTGTCCTTTCAGGTTCAAACTTAGAACTTCAGTTCTTCCCTGAGTCTGGTATAACCGATGTTATTACAGTACAGACACAAAGTGAAATCATTCAAACTGAACTTGATTTTGTCAACACTCCTCTTGATCTGGTTTATGGACCTATGAGTGAGAGTGTTCTTATCTCTCAATATGATGCAATTAATGGAGATAGAATCAATAAGACTGCGTTTGATTTGGAATATTCAGGTACTCCAATCTTCCAGAAGACATTCAATCCATCAGATACTGATGTTCTTGAACTTGGAACTGGTACATTTACCATTGACGATCACTTCTTCAACACTGGAGAGAAACTGTTCTATGCTTCAGGAACTTCATTTGAAGGTCAAACTTCAAGTGATATGCAGGATTCTGGTGGAACTGGTATCGGAACCACAGTCTTTGCTATCAGAGTCAATAACAATCAGTTCAGAATCGCATCAAGTCTTGCAAATGCAAATGCTGGAACTGCAATCACTTTCAGCTCTGCAGGAGATGGTAACGCACACACTCTTGAGATGGAGAAGAAGATGGAGAAATCCATTATCTCTATCGACGGTATCGTTCAATCTCCTATAACCTATACTTCAGTAGCATACACTCTGCAAAATAATATCAGTGGAAGTGTTTCTGCTGGTGCAACATTCTTTGCAATGACTGGCATTGCCACCATCTTCCCAGGAGATCTTCTCAGGATTGAAGATGAATATCTTAAGGTTGAATCAGTTGGTCTTGGTACGACATCTGTTGGACCTATCACTGGAACTGGATCATTCAATGTCGTTAAGGCACAAAGAGGATTTGTTGGTTCATCCGCAACTTCTCACACAGATTCAACTGAAGCAAGAGTTTATATTGGATCTTTCAATATTGTTGGTTCTAAGATTCACTTTACCGAACCACCTACAGGAAGCGGATCATCCGAACCTGTAGATGCAGGAAACTTAGAGTTCCCAAGATCCACCTTTGGTGGTAGAGTCTATCTGAGACAGGATTATTCCACAAACCAAATATATGATAATATCTCCAGAGAATTTACTGGAATTGGTGCTACTTACACCTTGACTGTTGGTGGAGCAAATACAACTGGTATTGAAACTGGAAGTGGCGTCCTCTTCCTCAATAATATATTCCAGACTCCAACAACATCGAACAATAGTGGAAACAACTATAGTTTCTCTGAGAACTCTGGCATTTCTAGTGCAGTATTCACTGGTATAACTGACAATAGTGGAGACATTATTAATTCCGAATATGATGTAAATATCAATCAACTTCCAAGAGGTGGAGTTATTGTTTCTCTCGGATCAACACCTGGACTTGGTTATGCCCCTCTCGTAGGCGCATCAGTAACTGCAGTCGTCGGTGCTGGCGGTTCTATTGTTTCGGTTGGTCTCGGAACAACAGATATTGTTGGATCTGGTTATAACGGAATCGTTTCTATCGGCATTTCGGTATTCGAAGAAAATCACGTTGGCGACGTTGCTTCTATTACAGCAACAGTTGGTGCTGGCGGAACATTATCCTTCTCTGTTGGTGCTGGTGGTACTGGATACAGCAATCCTGCAATTCTGGTATCTGAACCTTCTTATGAAAATCTTGAAGTTGTTGGTGTATCCAGACTTGGAATTGGAGCAACAACAGATACTGGAACTGGTCTCTTATTGTCGGTTGAAGTTGGAGAAACTTCTACTACAGGTATTGGATCTACCTTATTTGAAGTTAAGACGTTCAACATAACCAGACCTGGATATGGATTTAAAGTTGGTGATGTATTCACTCCAGTTGGTTTGGTTACAGACAGAAATCTGTCTGGAGTAACTACACAATTCGAACTTACGGTTCTTGATACCTTTACTGATGGATTCTCTGCTTGGCAGTTTGGTGAACTTGATTATATTGATTCTATTGCAACCTTACAAGACGGAACTAGACAGAGATTCCCACTTTATTACAATAATCAACTATTGAGTTTTGAAATTGATGAAGATGATGCAGATTCAGCACAGATTGACCTCAATGCAGTATTGCTGATATTCGTCAACGGTGTTATCCAGAAACCTGGTGAAGCATATACATTTGAAGGTGGTACTTCATTCAGATTCACTGAACCACCAAGACCAGAAGATAATGTCAGCGTCTTCTTCTACAGAGGTACAAGAGGAACTGATAGTTTAACTCAAGATATAACTGAGACTGTTAAAGTTGGTGATACTCTCACGGTTCGCAAGAATCCTGCAAATGAGGATACTGTCGGACAAGATCCAAGAGTCGTACATAAAATTTCAGAATCAGATAGAGTAGAAACTAACATTTATACTGGTCTTGGTATTGATGAAGATAACTATAAACCAGTTGATTGGACTAAGCAAAAGTCTGATTTGATTATCAATAATGAAGTTATCTCCAAGGCAAGAGATTCTATCGAAGCACAAGTTTATCCAACTTCTAAGATTATTGGCGATTTCTCAACTACAGACACTCAACTCTTTGTCGATAACGCACAGTTCTTCAACTATGAAGAGAATGAAAGTTCTATTGTAATCGCTGATGTAGATGGAATTATCGTTCAGGGTACAGATCCAGTAGCAGCAGCAATAACTGCAGTTGTTTCTGCTGCAGGAACTATCAGTAGTTTGACTATCAATGATGGTGGTTCTGGATACACTGGTTCTTCCGTTAGCGTCTCTATTGCTGCACCAAAAGCAATTGGGGTTGGAGTTGGAACAACTGCTACTGCAACGGTATCGGTTACCAACGGTGCTCTCGATACTGCAACGATAACTAATCCTGGATTTGGATATACCCAAACAAATCCACCTCAAGTTCTTGCACCAACAACCAATACATCATACGAAAACATTACTGGAATTGATGATGTTGAAGGATTCTCTGGTATTATCACAGGAATTACAACCACAACGGGTACAGGCGGTCATCCACTTGCACTTCAGTTCTTCCTCCATTCACCAGACTTCAATGCCGACTTACTGGAAGGTTATCCAATCTTAATTAAGAATACTTCTATTGGTTCTGGCGTGACTTCCGTTGATAGTGGTAACTCTGCAGTTGTTGGAATTGGTACAACATTCCTCGATAACGTCTATATCATTCACACTCTCAACCACCCAGGTGCTGCAAATGCAGACATAATCGTCAACATTGATTCTGGCACCGATACAACTGGATTATCAACGGTTGGTGTTGGTACAACAAATCCAGTTGGAAGATTCTCCTGGGGTAGATTGTCAGGATTTACTAGAGATGATTCACCAATTTCTATTGGTGTCACTGGATTGACTGTCAATCTGGGTCTGACGACGTTCCCTTCAATTCAAAGAAGAGGATATGGTTTGAGAGATTCTGGAAGTCTCAGGAAGAAATTCTGATTGAACCTACTTATAAATATAGAAAAAAGCTATTAAGATGGCGGCAATTGTAACAGATCAATTTAGAATATTAAATGCGGGTAATTTTGTAGATTCCGTCACTAGTGATTCCAACTCGTATTATGTTTTTGTTGGTCTTTCAAATCCAAAGGCTAGCGGATATGAGAGGCAGACGGATTGGGATACAAATACACCAGCACCTACAGATAATATTGATTACACTAACTTTGTTAGTGACAACGCTCTTTATGGAAAGAGAGTTTCTTCCACTAATGTGAGAAGACTTGTTAGAAGAATAGACTGGACTCAAGGCACTAGATACGAAATGTATCGTCATGACTACAGTTCCTCAAACCTTTCTCCAATTACCAAGTCTTCTAGACTTTATAATTCAAACTATTATGTAATGAATAGTGAGTTTAAGGTTTATATTTGTATAGATAATGGTTCTTCAGGAATCAATACCAACGGTAATGCATCTCTCGACGAACCAACTTTCACAGATTTAGAACCCTCTGCTGCTGGCGTTAGTGGTGATGGTTATACTTGGAAGTATCTTTATACTGTTTCTCCAAGTGATATCATCAAGTTTGACTCTACCGAGTACATTTCACTTCCTAGTGATTGGGGAACTTCCACAAATACTCAGGTAAAGGCGGTAAGAGATAATGGAAATTCTGATGATAATGAGAATCAACTGAAGAAAATTTATATTGAAAACCGTGGTGTTGGATATTCTGAAGGTTCTCATGAAGTTGATATCCTTGGCGACGGTACTGGTGCAAAAGCAGTCATAGAAGTTAATAGTTCTGGCAATATAACCAACGCAATCATCTCTGCTGGTGGAAGTGGATATAGTTACGGAATAGTTGATCTTGGTTCTATCAACTCAAGTTCATCAACTAAAGCAGAGTTGATACCTATCATTCCACCTTCAAAAGGTCATGGATATGATATCTACAGAGAACTGGGATCTGACAAAGTTTTAGTCTATGCAAGATTTGATGATTCTACAAGAGACTTCCCAATAGATACCAACTTCGCACAGATTGGTATTATGAAGAATCCAACTTCTATTGGATCTACTGCAGTATTCACTGAGAATCAGTTCTCCTCACTGAACGCCATCAAGTTTACTGGAACTCCTTCTGGCACTTTGTCAGTTGGAGATGAGATCAGTCAAACAGTTACTGATGGAACTGCCAAGGGATTTGTTGCTTCATATGATGTTGAGACAAAGGTTGTCAAGTATTTCCAAGACAGATCTCTGTTCTTGAATCAAACTACATATGACAACGTAGACTATGTTGGTATTTCTACCAGATCAAAAGTTCTTGCTTTTGAATCAAGTTCTACAAATTCGGTAACAAGCAATAACAACTTCTCAGGTTCTGTAGATACCAACTTTACTGGTATTACTACAAATCCAACAGGTAACAAATTGATCGCTCTTGGTACGCAGTTCACAAACGGACTTGCTTCTCCTGAGATAAATAAAGGGTCGGGAGATATTATCTACATTGATAACCGTCCTGAAATATCAAGAAATTCTAGACAAAAAGAAGACGTTAAAATTATCCTGGAATTTTAAA